GAGCGGTTATAGTAATGAAACAACTTACAGAACAACAAATAGTAGATAATTGGAATAAGTTAATTAAACTTATAGAAGATACATTTCAGGGCGAACGTAAAGATAAACTCTTAGGGATGTATAAGTACTTCGAAGATAGAATGTCAGTAGCACCAGCTAGTGGTAAAGCCGCATATCATAATGCTATGGTAGGTGGGTATGTAGAACATGTGCTACACGTAACTGATTGCGCTGTTCAAATTAAAAAGCTGTGGGAGTCTAATGGCGCTATGATTAACTTCACCGAAGAAGAACTGATCTTCGCTGCTATACATCACGACTTAGGTAAGGTAGGTGACTTAAATCAAGACTATTATATCCCACAAGACTCCGAATGGCATCGTAAGAATCGGGGAGAAATATTCAAACACAATCCGAAACTTCAATATATGTCCGTTACCGACCGAGCTATTTTTCTTTTAAATCACTTCGGCATTTCTATGTCGGAATGGGAATACATCGGATTACGTTTAACTGATGGTTTGTATGAGGATGCGAATAAAACTTATTTGATGTCTTATAACCCCGATTGGAGTTTGAAAAGCAATATAGCGTACATACTTCATCAAGCCGATATGATGGCGACTCACATTGAGGGGGATGAATGGAATCGTTTGGATGAAGAAGTAAGTAATAACTTTCATAAAGCCGTTGTCACCGAAGAAAAAACACAGCCATCACCGAAGTTGAGTGAGAAATCACAAGACCTTTTTGAAGAGTTGTTTGGAGATAAATAATGTTATTAGAAATAAGCGTCGCATTATTATTTATTTGGTTTATAGTTTCTTGCTTTGCAATTTGGAATTTGAATGCTAAACAAGAAGTATTAGAAACTTGGATTGAAAATTTCGTTCAGATAATAGAAAAAGTTAATATAGAATTGAGTCGGGTAGATTATTTAGGTTCGTTTGAAGCAGACGATGAAACAGGTACGATATTTGATTCAATAAAAGAAATAATAAAACAATTAGATAGATTTAAAGGAGAAGAATAATGGATACAGCACCATACTTGAAACCTGCAGTAAAAGTGAAATCACCAGTTAAACCGGTAGTTAAAAAGAAGAAGGCTAAAAAGAAGAATTATTATTTTCACCAAGGAACTGAAGATGCTATTATTCGATATAATAAATCTGATGATTATAGGTTAAAAAATACAATTTATAATGAACATATTAGAAAGCCGTTTGATAAGTTAGCTGAAAATATAATTCATACATTTAAGTTCTATTATTTTGATGTATCTTCAGAAGAGGTAAAGCATGAAGTAGTATCTTTTTTAGTTTTGAATATACACAAATTCAAAGAGGGTAAAGGTAAAGCATTTTCTTACTTTAGTATTGTTGCTAAAAACTATTTAATTTTACATAATAATAAGAATTATAAAATGGGTAAGATACATCATCAAATGGATGTGTTGGATTACAAAAGAAATGTATTAGAAGAACGGGGTCGTGCTGAAAAAACAGAAGGTGCTGAATTATTTATAAATGAATTACATCGCTTTTGGGATACCAATCTCACTAATGTGTTTCGCAGAGATAAGGATATTCGTGTAGCTGATGCTGTTTTGCATATATTTCGTATAAAAGAAAATATAGAAAATTTTAATAAAAAAGCTCTATATATTCTCATTCGTGAAATGACAAGTTCTAATACACAGCATATAACTCGTATTATTAATGTAATGAAAAAATATAATAAAAGGTTAATATTTGAGTTTGAGCAGGAAGGTACAGTTGATGTGAGCTATACAGGCTCACTTGTTAGAGAATAAAAAAAAGGGGTCTTTCGAAAGACCCCTTTTTTGTTGTTAGAACTATTTACGGAATAAACCCACCAACACCAATAAGGCGACTAGCCCTGCAAATCCGGACTGACCGAATTGGTTTATAATTGATGTTAAGTTTCCAATAACTTTGACACCAAAGATACCACTTCCAAAAATTACTTCAGAAACAGCACCTATAGCTACAAAAGACATCATTAGATGAGCTAAGTCATCTACATAGCCTTTTACCATTGTTATTATTTCCTTCATGTTTATCTCTCCTATTAGTTAACAAAAAAGGGATTTTCACCCTATTTATAAATATCATATATATTAATCAAAAGTTGAAAATCGAAATATTTATATATAACAGCAATTCTATAAAATTTAATCAAATGGAGTAAAAAATGGCTATCGATTTTGAAGTATTTGAAGGTAAGTCTTTATCAGGCTTATTTAAAGATATATATGATAACAGTACAAGAAATAAAGAACAACTGGAAGTTCTTATGAAAGAAGTTGTTGGATTCATTAAAGACGGCGATACAGCAGTTCAAATCATTCCTATGTTGAAAGAGTATTTAGAAATCAATGTAAAGAATGATGACCAATTAGTAAAAATGGCAGCAGTCGTTCAACGTATTATATCAGCTGAATCTAAGGGTGGTGCCGAAGATGAATTTGGATTATCTGAAAAAGAGAAAGAGCAACTTATGGGAGCATTAGAAGAAGCTGCGTCAGATTTGCAAAATAGGGCGGATGAAATTGATGAAGATATAGAGGGAGTTATTAATTAATGGCTTATTTTTCTGCAGAAAAACATTTTGAAAGAAGCCACATCGGAGAACTTGTTGACGGTAATCAAGTTTATGATATAATACAAGATACTGTTGATCCTAATAGAGAATTTTATGCGATAGAACCAGCTATTGTAAATAAAGTTTACTTCGATCCGACAGATAAAAAATTTCCAAAAGTAGAATTGGAAGATGGTACTAAACTGCCCGATTATTCTGTATTAGGAACTATTGATGCGGTATTTAGTAAATCAGGTAACATTATTAGTAAAGCAAAACCTATATCTCTTCATATGATTGTTTATCCAGACGAAGGAGAAGTAGTTAATATAGCAAAATATGCAAATGAATATTATTGGTATATGCCACTTAATATTTTTAATAAAGTAAATCTTAACTTAGCTTATAATAAAATAGGAACAATATCTGAAGAAGCTACGAAATTTAATAGGAAAGTATTTCCTGAGCCGGGAGATGTTATTGTACAAGGTAGATTTGGTCAATCAATTAGGCTTGGAAGTGATACAAGTCAAGAATTTCCTATAATTAGAATTGCGTGTGGACAATCGCAAGACGAAGATAATATACGAAATAAAAATGTTTCTTCTTTTTTTCCTCAACTAGAAGATTTAAATAATGATGGATCTACAATTCATTTATCTTCGGGACCTGAACGTATTGAGTTTGTTCCTTCTGTAAAAAATGTCAGTATTCCAATGGGAGCAGATGAAAAACCTTTTTTAATTGGAAATCAAATTATTATAAATTCTGACAGATTGATTTTTAATTCTAAAAGTTCTGCGACAAATCCGTATGGAGGATCAATTTATATGTTTGCTGCTTCACAAATAAATCTAACTGCTACGGGTGGAGTATATATAGATACTGGAAAAGATGGAATGATAGCGTTAGGTACTGATGCTGATTTAGACCAAAATCCGCTTGTAAAAGGAAAAGAATTAAAAGATTTATTAGTTAAAATATTAGATGCAATTGAAGCATTCGCATCAGCATTATCTAATCCGGAATTGGAGGGTACTAATATTGTTCCAACTTTAAATACTGAAGCTTCTGAGTTGAATAAAGCATTAGAAATTGCTGAAGAAGATATTCCAAAAATTTTTAGTAAAACTAATTTTACGATATAGGAGATTGTAATGGGAGCAGCTTCAAAAATTATTATGAAATTAGTCGATGAAAAAATTAATGCAAAAAATCTTGCTATGGTAGGCAGTATTACTGTTTTGATAAGTGAAATTAGATCGGGTGGAGCGGGAGCAGCAGAATTGTATGAACAATTAAAGGAATTTAAAGAAAAATTAGATGAAGCTAAAAAAGCACAAGAAGATTTAAAAACAAAAAAAGAGGATTTAGAAAAAACTTTGGCCGCTGTTGAAACAGCCGCTAAAACGGCGGAAGCGACTGAAAAAACTTCAGTAATTGGTAGCGCTCTAAATCCTATAGCTGCTGCTGTTGGTATGGTTCAGAAATTTGTAATTGAAAAGGCTAAAGAAGAAATAGGAGATTTGAAGGGGGCTATAGGAGGAATTCTTCCTTCAGCTTTAGATAAATCTAAAAAGACAATAGAAAGACAGAGAAAAAGAATTGATGATTTTATTAAAGAGTATGAAGAAAAAAAGAAAAGAAACCAAGTTTAAGTTTACATTATATTTATAATAAACAGGAGTCTATGATGACTAAAACAAAAACGTTGATTACATTAATCAGAGAAATAGTAAAAACTGAAGTACAAAAAGAAGTGAAGAACATATTTATTAAAGAAGGAGTTAAAGCTGTAACTAAGAATGAGAATTACGTTCCAGAAGTACTAGCAAAACCTACTCCTAAAAAAACTAAATCTAAAAACGTAAGTTATACTAAAGATCTAACTTTAAATAAGATACTTAATGAGACCGCCCAATCTCAAGAATTAGATGAGTATCCAAGTATGGGTGAGTATGATTCTACTAAAATGGCAGAACTTTTAGGATACGGTGGAGTATCAGCAGGCAGTGAAGAAGCTAAAAGAGAAATGGCTGCCGTACAAACTGCGCAAGCAGTTGGTGCTGATACATCTAACAAGGCAGTTCAAGATGTAATGGGTGATTTAACAAAAGACTATAGGGGCGTAATGAAAGCTTTAGATAAGAGAGATGGAAAATAATGTCATCAGATATAGAAAATGATTTGAATCCAGATATAACGGTGGGATTAGCTTTCCCCCTTAGACATACTGATAGTTATGGTATGTTTCGTCTTACACAAACTAAGATGGAACAGGCATATCATAATTTAACTATGTTATTGAGAACTCATCCCGGTGAACGTTTGGGTAATCCTACATTTGGATGTAGAATACATCAACTTTTATTTGAACCGATGGGTAATGTTGAAGGAGAAGCGGAAGCAGCTATTAGAGAAGCAGTTGATTTGTGGCTGCCTTATATAGTGTTACATGAAGTTAAAATTAATGAAGGCGATCTGGAAGATCCAAGAGCTGTATATGTACATATAACTTACTCGGTAGACACAGATTTGCAAGCTACTACAGCGTTGGCTATAGAATTTAGTCGAGGATTGTCAAGAACAATGGGTGGAGGTGAAGATTTAATCTCAGAGTGGGATGCTGCTACCGATTCGTGGTTCTATACCGATGCCGCTGATCCATTTTATGAATATTAGGAGATAAATGATGCCTTATTCAGCACCAAAACAAACAGTAAAAGAAGTTAGATATTTAAATAAAGATTTTTCTGGGTTTAAATCTAATCTAATGGAGTTCTCTAAAATATATTTTCCGAACACATATAATGATTTTCATGATGCGTCTCCAGGTATGATGTTTATTGAAATGGCATCTTATGTAGGTGATGTACTTTCTTATTATGTAGATAATCAATTCAAGGAAAGTTTATTAGCTTTTGCTCAAGAAAAGAAAGTTATTTATAATATGGCGCAGGCTTATGGTTATAAACCAAAACAATCTTCTGTAGCTACAACCAATTTAGATGTTTTTCAAACTGTGCCTGCCATATCAAGTGGAACGGGTGCTAGTTATACAACAAAGCCAGATTTAAGATATGCTATGATAATTAAAAAAGGAATGGTAGTATCTTCTGCTACAGGTACGGATTTTCTAACGGAAGAAGATGTT